CCTATGCAGCGTCACTATAACTTGTATTTGATCCAGTTGCAACATCCGAATAAGTGTCGTTCGAACCTGTTGAAACATCACTATAAGACGTATTTGAACCAGTGTCAACATCGCCATATGCAAATATATCAACTGTTCCAATACTAGTAGTGATGGATAAACTAGATAATCCAACCTGCATATCTATAGGCGTAATACTTCCAACACTAGCACTAAAAGATTGACCGCTTAATCCTAGACCTTCTTCTATTGTTAAAGACCCAACAGAAGCTGTAGCGGATTGACCTGCTGGTTGAGCCACTGCTCCACCTAATCCTACGATAGTTCCTTGAGCAAATGTGGCTTCTAATCCAGACAGCTGAACAACGTCATTTGGTATTGTAACACTACCAATACTAGCACTAAAAGATATTCCAGTTAATTGTGCTTCTTGTGAAGAAATACCCTGAGCTGTCCCTTGCGCTGATGTAATTGATAAACCAGAGAGAATTGCTGTTTCATTCGGTGCTTTTGCAGTTCCTTGACTAGCAGTAAACTCTTGGCCTGTTAAACCAACAGTCATGTCATTAACTGTTACAGATCCAACAGAATTTGTTGCAGATTGACCAGTTAACCCTACCTGCATATCTACTACAGACACTGAACCTATTGAAAACGTAGCCGATAAACTAGTGTCTATTGATACAGGAACAAATGCTTCACCTTGTGATGATGTAATTTCAAAACTTGTAGGTGTAATTATTTGATCAGGTATATCTACTGAACCAACACTAGATGTAATTGATAAACCAGTTGGAAAAATTGTTGCGTCTTTTAATTCACCCCACTCACCATCATTCCAGGCTTGCGCACCCCAACCTGTTTTAAAAGTTACGGCTTCATTCCAATTAGCCTGATTCCAAGTTAATCGGCCCCATCCTGAAGTTACCGACATGGTCGGCCTCCTATGCTAATCTGATGATTGCGTTCGTTGCGTCCGCTGTTGGGAATTCTATTTTAAAAGTTCCATTACTAGCTGTCTTGTCACCACCAAATGCAATTACACAAACAGCATCAGTTGTGCCTGAACCACCATCTGTTGTTGTATTGTATATTATTGCCCCGTTTGCAGTGAAAGAAGCTGATGTATAAGTTACGTCAGAAAAATCTGTAAAAGCTGTTGTTGAAGATAAAGATACACCAGAGTTTGTTAAAGTTGCTCCACCCGCAGTATATGCAGTTCCAGACGTGTTTGTAATTTCGTTAGAAGTTGAATAATCCGTAGTAGCCGCACCTAAAGATGCAGAACTAGTAAATAGTGCAATCTTAAAAGTGTGTCCACCTGAAGATTCAAAACTGTGTTTACCTTGTAAAAGTTCTTGTTTAAAACTAGAACATATCGCTGATGTTATTGCCATAATTTAATCTCCTACGGGTTTGCTGAGTTTATTGGTATACGAATAGTGCCATCAGTGTAGTCATCTCTTCGTCTTCTACCGACTTGCTCATTAGCAAACTTCTGTACCTCTTGTTTATATTTATTTTCATATAAAGTCAACATATCTATCGGGCCTTTTAAATAACCGTATGCCTCTGATAGACAGCAATATAATAGGCCATTTGAAAAATTCATACTAATATAATTAACATTATCACCTTCTAAAAGATCTGGCATTTTATTAAAATGCACTCTAAATCTATAAGTTGTGTTAGGAACTGGAGCAAAAGCTATACGTCCTGATGTTGTATCAGATTCTCCTGTACCTCCACCAAACATAGCATAGTATTTAGGTTGTCCTTGAGCTGCCGCTGTTCCTGTCACATCTTGATATTCTTGTAAGTATGTATAATCTTTTTTTTCCAACCATCTGTTAGCTCCTGTAGTCTCTGATCCTGCAGTATCGTAAACTTGTATACCTCTTATAAATAATGATC